CCACTGTTCGTCGTCTCTCCCCGAAGTTTTCCACAGCCCCACCCCCGAGGAGGTGTCCGCATGACAGCTCGTCGCTTGAAGGCGGTCACCGACGAAAGCCCTGCTCAGACGCCTAAGTTGAACGTCGCGCAGGCTGCTGCGACGGGGGATCACCGCAAGCTGCTTGTGGCGATGCGGGAGCGGATCGCGCGTGCGGTTGCCGACCCGGACTGCCCGCCGCGGGATCTCGCCGCTTTGACTCGCCGACTGCAGGACATCGCGCGGGAGATCGAGTTGATCGACGCCCGTGCTGCCGAGGAGGGCGAGCATGGCGGCCCCGTCCCTGACGAATCCTTCGACTCGTCGGCTATCTGAGGTAGCTCGGCACGTCGTTGTCCCGTCAGGGATCGTCTCGACGGGCTGGCCGGCGGTTGAGGCTAAGTGCCGCGAGTTCGGTGACACGTTCGACGAGTGGCAGCGTGGCGCCGGCCGGCTGATCCTCGGCAAGCGCGAGGACGGGATCTACGCGGCCACGATCGGTGGCGTAACGCTCTCGATCCCCCGGCAGGTCGCTAAGACGTTCCTGATCGGCCGCATCGTCTTCGCGTTGTGTGTGCTGTTCCCTGGCATGAAGGTGCTGTGGACGGCGCACCGGACGCGGACGGCGACCAACACGTTCAAGTCGTTGCAGGGCTTCGCGCGCCGCAGCAAGGTCGCGCCGTACATCTCGCACATCCGCACCGCGAATGGCGAGCAGGAGATCGGCTTCCGCAACGGCTCGGTCATCATGTTCGGCGCCCGCGAGGCCGGCTTCGGTCGTGGCTTCGATGAGGTCGACGTCGAGGTCTTTGACGAGGCGCAGATCCTGGCCTTGAAGGCGCTTGAGGACATGGTCGCCGCGACCAACCAGTCCCGGCACCCGCACGGCGCGCTGCTGTTCTTCATGGGCACGCCACCGCGGCCTGTCGACCCGGGCGAGGCGTTCACCGAGCGGCGGAACGAGGCGCTCTCGGGCAAGTCTGAGGACGCGGTCTACATCGAGTGTTCGGCCGATGAGGACGCCGACCCTGATGACCACGAGCAGTGGCGGATCGCTAACCCGTCGTTCCCGCACCGGACGCCGCTGCGGTCGATGCTGCGGCTTCGGAAGAACCTGCCGTCGGACGACTCGTGGATGCGCGAGGCGCTCGGAGTCTGGGATCCCGAGGATGCCGGCTCGGGTCTGAACTTCGAGCGGTGGAAGACGCTGGCCGACACTGCCGCCGAGCGCGGCGAGCGCCAGGTGTTCGCGCTGTCCACCGCTCCTGATCGTTCGTGGGCGGCCATCGCCGTGGCGTGGCGTCGACCTGACGGCCACGTGCACGTGATGCTCGCCGACTATCGCCCGACGACCGCATGGGTCCAGGCGCGGGCCGACGAACTCGGGGCACGCTGGGGCGGCCGGATCCTGACCGACCTCGAGTCGCGCGACCTGCTCGGCGAGGACGTCGACACGGTCCCTCTCGCCAGAGCCGAGGCGTCGTTCGACGACGCGATCACGGCCGGCACGGTGCACCACGGCAACGAGGGCGCGCTCAACACCGCCGTGCGTGTCGCCAGGTGGCGCAAGAGCGGCGACGGGCGCGTCCTGGATCGTAAGGGCGACCTGGAGATTTCACCTGTCGTGGCGGCTGCCCTGGCAGTTCACGGCGCCATGCAGACCGCGCCAAGTGCTTACGAGGAGCGGGGGCTAGTCGTTCTGTGACCGTCGCTCTGGCAACCCTCGTCGTCGTCCTGCTCGTCGGCCTGTGCGTGCTGGCCTTTCAGCTCCGGCCGACCGGCGTCAGTCGTCGGCTGCGTTCGCGGGTGCTGGTCACCTTGAAGTCCGGCGCCACGTTCGATGGCGTCCTGTTCTCCGCCGACCGATCGGTGTGGGTGTTGCGCAACGCCCAGGCTCTCGGTGCCGGCGACAACGGCGCGACCGTGCCGGTTGATGGCGAAGTCCTGATCTTCGTCACCGACATCGAGTTCGCGCAGAAGCCATAAGGGGGCCGGGTGCTCATCAGCAACGGCAGCCTTGTCACGAAGACGCCGACGTTTCCGTTCACGCCTGCGACCACTTCGGACTGGTGGTACGACTACGAGCGGACCCGGGCGCAGACGGCCTACGGGACCATCTACCAGCGGCACCTGTGGGTGTACGTCGTGGTGGCGAAGCGGGCGCGGGCGACTGCTCGGCTGCCGTTGAAGGTCTACCGGCGCGACGCCATGAACCGCCCGGAGGCGCGCGAGGACCCCTACGCGGCGCTGTTGCGGAACCCGAATCCGGCGATCAGCTCGTTCCGGTTCTGGGAGTGGACGTCGTCGACGTACGACGTGTTCGGCGAAGCGTTCTGGTACAAGCGCCGGGACGCCAACGGTCTGCCGTACCAGCTCGTGCCGCTGCACCCGACGGGCATGACGCTGCGGGATGGCCGCTGGGACTTCGACAACGGCACGGCGCACCTGACCGGCATCGACTCGGCCGACATCGTCCACTTCAAGAGCTACAACCCCGGCGACTCGGCGCGCGGTCTGTCGCCGCTTGAGCCGCTGCGGGACACGCTGGAGAACGAGAGCAGCGCCCGCGCGGCGACGTCCTCGTTCTGGCGTCGTGGCGCGCGGCCTGGGACGGCGCTGACGCACCCGGGCAACCTGTCGCAGCCGGCCGCCGATCGACTCAAGGCTCAGTTCGACTCGATCGCTGCGGGTGCTGGGAACACGGGCGCCACGGTCGTTCTCGAGGAGGGCATGACGCCGAACAAGCTCACCCTGTCGGCCGAGGAAGCGCAGTACATCGAGACCCGGAAGCTGAACCGGGAGGAGGTGTGCGGCGCCTACGACATGCCACCGCCGGCCGTGCACATCCTCGACCGGGCCACGTTCAACAACATCACCGAGCAGTTCCGGTCGGTGTACCGGGACACGATGGCGCCCCATCTCCGCGGCTTCGAGGCGGACATGGAGACGCAGCTTCGGGCGCCGGATTTCAGTGACGACGTGTACGCCGAGTTCCTGCTGGACGAGGTGCTGCGCGGCGACTTCGAGGCACGCGCTGACGCCTACCAGAAGGCGCAGCACATGACGATCGCCGAGAAGCGCCGGGCGGAGAACCTGCCGTTCATCGAGGGCACGGACGTGCTGCTGGTGAACACGGCGTCGGCGCCGCTGGACTCGCTTCTGCGGGGCGAGCTTCCGGCCGCACCGCGCGCCCTGCCTGCTGCCGCTCCGGCAGCGCGCTCCGTACTTGGCCGCCTGGCCTGGCAGAAGTCGCTGGACGAGGTTGATCCGGAGGCGTTGACAGCGGGGCTCAACGGCCACACCGACGCGGTTCTCCGGGCACTTTCCGAGGCGACCTCCGTCGCCGATCTCCGTACCCGAGTGAAGACGATCCTGGAGACCTGATGGACAACAAGATGTTCGCTCTCGGTCAGGTCAAGGCCGTCGATGACGGATCCGACCCGAATGGTGAGTTCGAGGTTGTCCTGTCGGCGCCGACCCTGGACCGGGATGGCGAGGTCGTTGACGCCAAGGTCTTCGAGCCGCTGCCGGACCACATCACGTTCGACATCGATCACGGCATGTCCACGGCAACCACCGTCGGCTCGGGCGTCCCTCGCTACGAGGGCGACCTGCTGGTGGTGCGCGGCACCTACTCGTCTATCCCGCGGGCGCAGGAGGTCCGGACGCTGGTCCGCGAGGGCCACATCCGCACTACCTCGGTTGCCTTCATGGGCGCCCAGCGCGAGCAGAAGGACGGCGTCACTCACATCACCAAGGCGGAGCTGCTGAACGGCGCGTTCGTGCCGATCCCGTCGAACCGCCAGGCGGTCGTGCTCTCGGCGAAGTCCTACGCCGAGGCCGTCGAGAAGGCCGCCGCGCCGGATCTCGCCAAGCGGGTCGCAACTCTTGAGGAGCAGGTCAAGTCGCTCCTCCCCGCCCCCACAGACACGACGGCCCCCGAGACCCCCGCTCCGGCTGGCAAGTCTCCGGCAAGCGTCGTCACGCAGGCCCGCATCACGCTGGCCCGCGCGCTGCTGGACATCTAGCAGCCCCTCCGCACGACCACCCACCCAGCCCGCGCACAGAGCGGGCTCTCAGTCATGCCCAGGAGGCAGACGATGGCTACCAAGCGGGAGCAGCTCGAGAAGCTGATCCACGACACCCAGGCGTACGCCGACGAGCTGGACGGCAAGGCCGCTCCCAGCTCCGACGAGTGGGCCAAGCTCGACACGATGGTCAAGGACGTGATGTCCCTCAAGGACGCCGTCAAGACCGAGGCCGAGCGCGCCGGCAACCTCGCCGACGCCAAGTCCTTCCTGTCCAGCCTGAGCGGCGCCCCGGCCGAGAAGGCCGCCCCGGCGGTCACGGTCGCCGGTCTGCCCGCGCAGCCGCAGGGGCAGACGATCGGCGAGATGTTCGTCAAGTCCGGCCAGTTTGAGGAGTTCCGCAAGCGGTACTCGGGCCGTGACGGCGTCATCCCGGACAGCGTCAAGGGCCTGCAGTCCAGCCCGTTCGCGCTCGACTCCAAGGCGCTCGTCACGGGCCTCTCGGACACCTCCGGCGGTGCGCTCGTTCGCAACGACGTCTACGGCCCGATCACCGACCTCGTCGGCTACCGCGAGCTGTCGATCCGTGACCTCGTCACGGCCGGTCGGACCGAGTCGGACACGATCGAGTACGTCCGGGTCACGGGCCGCACGAACAACGCCGGGATGGTCCCGGAGGCGACGTCCTCGGGTCAGCCGGCCGTCTACAACGCGCCGACCGGCGGCGAGCTGACGGCGGGTGGCTACAAGCCCGAGTCGGGCCTCGCCCTCGAGCGCGTCTCGACCACGGTCAAGACGATCGCGCACTGGATGCCGATCACGAAGCGGGCCGCGTCGGACGCCGGCCAGGTCCGCACGCTCGTGGACAACTTCCTGCGCTACGGCCTCGACGAGAAGCTCGAGGACCAGATCCTCACCGGTACGGGCACGGGCGAGAACTTCCAGGGCATCATGAACGCCGGCATCCTCACCGTCGGTTCGGCGGGCACGGACATCGACGCGATCGTGGACGCCATTCGCACCGTCCGGGTGACCGGCCGTCGCCGCCCGACCGCCGTGGTCATGCACCCGAACGACTGGTACTCGACCGGGTTCCTGATGGCGAAGGACTCGCAGCAGCGCTACCTCGTCGGCGACCCGCGCGCCAGCCTCGACCAGCTCAACACCCTGTGGGGTCTGCGGGTCGTCGTGTCCGAGGCCATGACGGAGAATACCGCGCTCGTCGGTGACTTCCGCCAGGCCGTCCTGTGGGAGCGCGAAGGCGTGACGCTGTCGATGTCCGACAGCCACCTCGACTTCTTCACCCGCAACCTGCTCGCCGTCCTCGCCGAGATGCGGGCCGGCTTCGGCGTCCTGGACCCCCAGGGCTTCTGCTCCGTCACCGCCGTCTGAGTCTGAGGAGACATCATCATGGCTGCCAAGTCTGCGGCGTCTGAGCCGCTCAACCCGGACACGAACGCCGACGCTGGCGGGAAGGTCGACGCGGAGGACTACGGCTTCCGCACCATCGAGGAGACCGACCCCGCCGAGGGGCCGGGCGCGATCGAGCCCACGCGCGTCGAGCCCGTCTCGTCCGTGCCGAACTCGACGTTTGCCTCGCGTTCCGGCAAGGCCGTTCAGGGCGCGGAGTCCAAGGCGATCCAGGGCGCCGAGAACAAGTAAGCGCGCCCACGCCCCCGGCCCGGCTACTCCCGGGCCGGGGGCACCCCCGCACGAACCGTTGAGGAGGTGCCGTGGCCGCCGTGTCGCTGGCTGAGGTCAAGGCATTCCTCGGCATCACCAACAACGTTGACGACTCCGAGCTGGAGTCGTTCATCGACCGCGCCGAGGCGATCCTCACCCAGCGCGTCGGTCCGCTCGGCCCGGTGCCGGTGGTTGACGAGATCCACAACGGGCCCGGCCCGCTGATCCTGCGACGCTTCCCGGTTGTGTCGGTGTCATCTGCTACGGCGAACGGCAGGCCGGTGACCGACTTGGATGCCGACCTCGACTCGGGCGTCGTCTACGGCTCGTTCTGGGGCCCGCGCCGCTCGGTGCGGATCTCCTACATCGCCGGCCGTGACGTGCTCCCCGAGGATCTGGTGGCCGCGGTGCTCGAGCTGGTCGACCATCTGTGGAAGTCGCAGCGGGTGCCGGGCACTAGGGCGCCGGGCTTCCAAGGCTACGGCGGCGACTCGGGCGACACGAACGCACCGGCCGGTCAGGGCTACCTGCTGCCGTATCGGGTGCAGTCGCTGATCGAGCCCTACATCGTTCCGGCCGTCGCGTGACCACCGCCATCGCGCACCCGGCTGTCGCGGCGATCCGCGACGCCATCGCGGGCGCCATGTCCGGCGAGCTTGCCGGCGTCGTGGTGC